ATCGCCGGACGTATCAACATTGGACTCTTTTTCGACGAATCCGCCGAGCTCATCCTTACCCACGTTGCCGAACGCTATCCGCGCGCGAATGCGAAAGAGCGTGATGCCGAATACGGTGATGGACTGATCGGCCAGCAATTCAAATTTCTCGTTTGTCACAGCGCACCTGCCTCTCTGCTCTGCTCATACGCGAGATCGTCGTCGTAACCGTCGTCCGCGCGCTCTGCGTCGAACTTGTCGCGGCAGAACTCGTCGAAGCGATCGCGTTCGGCTTCGGCGAATTCTTGCCAGAGACTCGCGATCCACTCGGCTTTCCACTTCGCGTAGGCGAGTTCGTCGTCGTCCGTCCAGACTTTCACGTCGGGCGGATCGATCACTTCGCGGCCGAGGCGCGGATCGCAGATCGATACGGCGTCGTAGAGGTTCATGGCGTCACCGCCTTCCGCGCATAGCGCAGATATCGGACCATTTCGCGATTGGCTTCGCGGGCTTTCTGTACGCGCTCGGCTGTCAGTGCGGGCGACACGCGGTCGCGCGCATACAGCATCCAGTTGATGCGGCGAGCCCAGTTGCTGCCCGCCATGAACGCCGCGAACATTCCAACCGGCAATTTGTGGGCGCTCACGGCCGCGCCTCCGCGTATTGCTGCCATGAAAACGCTTCAAACTCACAGTCGCGGTCGATCAGAAACAGCTTCGCGAGCCGCATGTAGTTCGCGCGCTGCCAGTCGAGAAAATCTGCGTACGGATCGCAGTCGGCCTCGAGTTCGGCCATCGCCCCGCAGTAGCGCGGGTCGCGGTTGCTGATCGGCTCGTTGCAGATAGCGTTCATGCGGCCTCCACGAACTTCCCGGCTTCGACGCGATACCAGGTGTCGGCCTTGATGCCGTCCTCGCCGACGTAGCCGACGACGATGCGATTGCGATTACCGTCGTACCAAGTCAGCGCGAAGCAGCCGTTTCTCCCGGCTTTGACGCGAGCGCCGATGCCGGCGCAGGCAATCGTGGCGTTCTCGCCGGTTGCTACGATCCGCGCGGCGTAGCCCGAGCTGCCGATCCGCGCGTCGTCGCCCGAGCTGCCGATCCGCGCGTCGTAGCCCGAGCTGCCGATCCGCGCGTCGTCGCCCGAGCTGCCGATCTGCGCGTCGTTGCCCGAGCTGCCGATCCGCGCGTAGTCGCCCGAGCTGCCGATCCGCGCGGCGTTGCCCGAGCTGCCGATCTGCGCGGCGTTGCCCGAGCTGCCGATCTGCGCGGCGTTGCCCGAGCTGCCGATCTGCGCGTCGTAGCCCGAGCTGCCGATCCGCGCGGCGTGGCCCGAGCTGCCGATCTGCGCGGCGTCGGACGTCGGCGTTTCGATGACCGCTGGCGGAGCCGCTGCGATGATCTTGCGGGCCATGTCGACGTGAGCGTCGACACTGTGCGCGGTCACGTCGGCCGGGCTGTCGAGCAAACCGCGATAGAGCGCGTCGACCAGCCACCACGACCATTCGTAACGGTCACGCTCGTGCAGCGCGGCCTGCACATCGACGTATTCCGCGCCGTCCGGGAATTTCTCGGAAAATGCAGCGCGCGCATCGCTGCACGCGTCGTGATCCTTGAGCCAGTCCAGTGTGATTTTCACAGTGTGTCCCTTTCGCGCTCAGCATCCAGCGCGGCATCCGCTGCGCTTTCGGTGGTGTCGATGAAGCGATCCCGGCACCATTCCTCGATCGCGGCGGCGTGCGCGGCGATGTACTCGGCAACGAGACTGTCGCGGATGCGCTGGTAGTGATCCTCGTCGGCTTTGGACCACCAGCCGAAAGCTGGCGGGTCCAGATCGCGCTCGCGGAATGGATGCGCGATGGTGGCGGCGTCGTGGATGTTCACGTCCGCACCGCGCAGTACTTGCGCACGTCGTCCCGCGCGCTCTCAATCGTCATGCGAAACGTCGCCGAGTCCCACTTCGCCGCGCACGCTGTTTCAGCCAAGCACGACTCGCCGGCAGCCACATCAGCGCGGGCGATACGGCACAGTTCGGGGTCAGGCTGGGTAGCGCAGGCTGCGAGCAGCAGGGCTGCCAGAGCGAGCGGGATATTCAGGTGAAGCGCGAGGGCTTCGGTTTGGTAGCGGCTCATGCCTTCCACCATGACGGCAGCTTCTTCGCGCCTCGCTTCGCGTTAATGATGTCTACAGCGGCGGCGGCCACGCACTGCGCCTTGATGTTTCCGGTCTGCTTGTGCAGTACATTGGCGCGCCCGAGCAGTCCGTTCAGCCCGCCGCGCGTTTCACTCAAACAAGAAACGGCTGTTTTCTCGTCGAGCGTCCCGTTGTAGCGCTGGCACAAGTGGCCGATTCCGTCGATGACGATGGACGCCATGCCGGGATCGCCGTAAGCGTCGCGAATGATTCGCAGCGTACGCGCCAAGGTGGCGCCATCAGATCGCTTGTAAACGCGGCGCAGAGCAGTGACACATCCGACCGCGCCCGGCACCTGGTCACGCGAGATACACAAGCCGGCGCCTCGCAGGATCGCGTCGATATGCACCTCGTCGGCGTATCCGGCGGCGATTGAAACGCGGAACTTGTCGAATGCGCTGACCTGTAGTGCGTTGTTGAGGCCGAGGAACAAGTCGGCCTCTTCCGATTCAGTCAGCCCGGAATAGACATAGCATTCGATCGTCTGGGTTTCCCAGCCGTCGCCAAGAAAGCGCTTGATCATTTCGATACGGTGCTGGCCGTCGATGATGTAGTACCGACCGTCGCGTTCACTGAGCGTCGGCATCCCGAACTTCTCAAGGTCGATGTTTGCCAGCAGGTAATCGACCCGCGCCTCGTTGATCTTCTCGCGCTGGGCGTGGCGCGACATGATATGCATTTTCCCGAGCGCGACATCTTTCACGACGCCCTTTCGCTCGATCTGATTGGTGACGGTGTGCGTCTTAGCCATTTGCAATCTCCAGAAGTTGCTTGCGCAGACGAGAAACGGATTTGATTGATGAATAGAGCGAGTCCGCCCACTCTTTGGCTTCGGTCGAGCTAACGTCGGTGATGGTCTGCACCAGTTGCAGCCCCATCGCGTGGCCGGATAGCGCCGTGACGGTTTCTTCCACGATGCGGCGCGCGTTGAGACGCGGCACCTTGCCAATCATCGCGTCGGGCAAAGTGATTGATTCCTCGCGCGCGATCAGCCGCACGCGCTCCACGCCAATTCCAAGCTCTGCGGCAATTTGTAAAGCGCGGTTGCCTTCGTTAGCGAGGCGGCGGATGTCTTCAATGCGCTTCTTGCGCGGTTGGCTCTTGGCGTTCGGATCGGGAGGCGTTCCGTCTCGCTTCATGATTTTGTGCGCCTTGTCCACGCTGATCTTTCCGGACTCCACCTGTTTGGCGAGCTCGGGGGCGCGATCGATGACGGCCTTCGCCTGATAGACGCTGGTCGCACCTAGCCCCACGAGGGCGGCGGCTTGGGCGACGGCTTCGCCGGATTCGCCACTTCCCTCCGGAACTGTAGGAATGTTGAGATCGGTGCGCGCACCTTGCCGCTTCTTCGCCTCCGCCTTCAGCGGCTCCAGCATCTTTACGGCGATCATCGCGAGCTGGCTCTTGTTGAGTTGGCGGCGCGCGCCATTCAGCGACCACACGAAAGCCACAGGCGAGTCGCCCGTGTACTCGCGCGTGCGGACTTCGACGCCGCCGGCTATACACGCGCGATAACGATTGCGGCCGTCGAGAATTTCGCCCTGATAGATCCAGATCGGCTCATGCAGGCCGTTGGTCTTGATATCGGCCACGAACTCGTCGAACTCGCGACCTTCCAAGAGCGGGAAAAGATTGGCTAGAGCGTGGAATCTCACAAACTGCCTCCTAGAGCGTGGAGGCAGATTCCCATATTTGGGGTGGCGTGTCAACCCATAGATGGGAAATTTATGGCGAAGCTTATCCGAGTGTGACGGGCCGTTCAGTCAGGCGGGCAGATTATGCCGCGTGGGTCAAGCAGCCGATGGACGCCGGTGTCCGAGAGGTCGAGCGCCGGAAGCGAGAGTAGCAGATCAGAAAATGCGCTCTCCCAAGAACGAATAGCGTAGCGGGGACGGCATCCCATGTTTGTTTGCCGGCTGGTGTTGCAGATTCCCATAGATGGGAATAGTATCGCGTCCCATGCCGGAATCCATTTTTGCCTACGTCCTCGCCGAGCTCGACAAGATGCCTCGGCAGGAAATCATCGGTCTCGCTAAACGCAGCGGCGTGCCAATGAAGACGTTGGAGAAGATCGCGAGCCGCGATACCAAGAATCCCGGCATTGCGCACGTAGAGGCGCTGTACAGAACCTTGAAGTCCGCGCACCGGCCTTCTGCCAGCGCGGCATGACGCGGATCATCGTCATCACCGGTTGGGACCGATTCCAGCACTACAAGGATCGCGACCCGCCGTGGGTCAAGCTCTACCGCGACATCCTCACGTCCGAGTCGTGGCTGCTCGGAACAGACGCTAGCCGTCTGGTGCAACTTGCTAGCCTGTTGCTAGCAGCGCGCTATCACAATGCAACACCCCTCATTTACGAGGTGTTCCGACGGGCCGCTCACCTTGACATAACACAGGAGGACTTCACGTCAGCAATAACTCATCTGGAGAGCTATCAATTCCTTGAGATTCAGGAAGATACAACCAAGCGCAAGCCTAATGCTAGCAACGTGCTAGCAACTTGCACCTCAGAGAAGAGCAGAGCAGAGAAGAGCAGAGAAGAGCAGAGAAGAGCAGAGAAGAGCAGAGAAGATAAGAAGGTTCCTACGGAACCTATGTCGGCTACGCCGACCGAGGCCGACGAGTCTCCACGTGAAACCTCCGACGGCATCGGAGAAGCGGTCGCGCGGGTGTTCCGGCACTGGCGCGAGGTTCACAACCACCCGCGAGCGCAGCTTGACGCGAAACGCCGCAAGCTCATCCGCGCTGCGCTGCTGAACTACTCCGAGGCCGACCTGTGCATGGCGATCAGCGGCTATCGCAACTCGCCGCACCACATGGGCCAGAACGACCGGGCCACGGTGTACGACGACATCGGCCTGATGCTGCGCGACGCCTCACACATCGACGCCGGACTGAGGTTCAGCGCCGAGCCACCGCGTACCGACCTGTCCGCACAGACCCGCCGAATCATCGACCAGACCGCCGACTGGCAGCCGCCCGAGGTGCGCCATGCAGCCAACTGACGCCACCGCATTTCGCAACACGCTGACCGGCATGTTCCGGCTGTACGGGCAGGACCCGGATGCGCTCGTGCTCGATGCCTACTGGCTTGCGCTCGCCGACTGGTCGCTCGAGGAATTCCAGGCCGGCGCGCGCCACCTGATGCAGACCGCGAAGTTCATGCCGCGGCCGGCGGATTTCGCCGAACTGCGCAAGGCCGGACGGCCCACGGCGGGAGAAGCCTGGGCGGTTGCGCTCGACGCGGCGCGCGGCAGCAACTACCCGACCGACAACCTTGCGGTGGAGCGCGCGGTGCGCGCCATCGGCGGCTGGCGCGTGATCGCGATGTCCACGGACGAGGGCCTGCCGTTCCTCGAGCGCCGCTTCGCCGAGCACTTCGAGACGATGCAGGACGCCGAGGACGTGCGCGAGGCCGTGCCGCAAATCGCGCTGAACGGCGCGCGCTTGGCCGGCCCTGCATCTGTCAGCGCGCAGTTGCGGCGACTCTCGCCCGAACCGGAGGACGCATGACCCCGAATGACCGCGCCGAGGAATGGCTCGCGCGCCGCTGCGACGACTTCACCGCCGGTGTCTACGCCGAGGTGTTCTCGGGCGTCACGGACACCGAGACGCGCAAGGCGCGGATGCGCGAGGCGATCCGCTCGCGCGGGCTGGCCGAGGCGATCTGCGGCAAGCGCGACGGGAAGGTTGAGACGTTTTCCGAAACCTACCGCCGAATCTACGGGGAGGCACTGTGACGCTGACGAACCGACGCGACGACGAGGAACAGATCGACCCGCGCGTGGTTGCCGCCATCCGAGCCGCGACGCGCGCAGAGCAGGACGACGAGTACGAAGCGAGCACGGTCGGCGCCGACGCATGGCGGGACCGACTCGCGCAGCGCCACCGCTTCGGGCGCGTGCTGGACAAGCCGAAGGTGCGCAGTGACCTGGATGACTCGCGCTGGCTGGTCTGGTTCGCGCTGTATCTGGCGGCAGTCGTGGTGGCGCTGGTGGTGATATGGCTGGTGGCGGCGTGAGAGTGCAATTTCACAAACAGGAGACAACCATGATCGACAAACAGGAGACAACCATGATCGAATCGACAAGTGACCAGCGCACCGTGAACAACGTCATGCGCCACGAGTACCGTGTTCTTGACGAGAACGAAAAAGCGCAGATTCAGCAGATCAAGGATCGCAGCCTTGACCTGTGGACCTTCTTCGAGAACATCGGCAATAGCCGCGAGCTTTCGCTGGCGAAGACGAAAATCGAAGAAGCGGCCATGTGGGCCGTGAAGCACATCACCCGGTAACAACCATGCGGCCCAACCGGAGAGACCGCTCTCGCTCGGCAAGCCAGCACGAGTTTCGGCAGCACGCGCTGCGTCAGGCACTCGTCTCCGCCGATGGCGCAAGCGCCTCACACGAGTACCCCTCTCCGCGCGGGCCGCGCCCTCTGGAGCAGCAATAAGCCATGAGAGTCCACGCCAGCGTCATACGCGGCCCCACGCTCTACCGCCACGGCTGCCGAAAATGCGCGGAAGAGACGCTGCACAACGCGCGCGGCTGCATCCGCTGCGAAACCTCGCCGTGGACGAAGCCGATCCAGCTCAGGGGTTATGCGCATAGGGTGCTGACCACGAAAGCAAGGACGAAGAACTGGTGAGACGCACGCGCTACAACAACCGCGACCGCAACGAGGCGCCGCTGCTGAACGTCGCGAGCCGCATGGGCATCTCGTGGGAGGAAGGCGGTCCGCTCGACGGCTGGGTATTCTGTCGTCGCCGCGGCTGGCTGCCGGTCGAGATCAAGGACCCCAAGCGCGAGGGGCACGCCAACGAGTACCAGCCATCGCAGCTCGCATTCTTCGCCCGCTGCAAGCAGCGCGGCAGCCCGTGGCTCGTCTGGCGCACCGAGCAGGACGTGCTCGATTTCGCGGGTGCCAAGAGGGTCGCATAATGTGTATCCGTCACAGGGGGATGACGTGAGCGCCGAGAAGATCAACTTGCTGATGATCCACGCAGATCGCCTGCGGATCGCTGCTCAGGACGCTGTCGCCCAGCTTGGGCTGCCCGACTACAATCTCGGGCCGGGGTTCCTGCGGCCCGCGCCCGCGGTCGAGTGGCTGCTCGAACTCGCGCGCCAGGGCCAGCAGCGCAATCCGGGCTTGCTCACATGGCTGGCCGAGCGCATGCCGGAACCAGCGCCTGACGCTGTTCATCGCACCGCGACGCGCAAGAAATCCTCTGTCTCAAACTGAGACCCACTGCGATGGCCAAGGGGAAAAAGACGGGCGGAGGGTCACGAAAAGGCGTGCCAAACAGGGCAACCGCAGACGTGCGCGCCGCGATCGCGATGGTTGCTAGCGAAACTGCGCCGAAGCTCTCGGCGTGGCTCGCCGAGATTGAAGACCCCGCGAAGCGCCTCGATGTGTTCATCAAGCTCATCGAGTACCACATACCGAAGCTCTCGCGCGCCGAACTGACCGGGCAGGACGGCGGGCCGCTGCAGGTCAATGTCTCGCGCTTCACTGACGCTGCCCAATAACTGGCGTCCGCGGGACTACCAGCTTCCTGCCTGGCGGTATCTCGAGCATGGCGGCAAGCGAGCTGTGCTCTGCTGGCATCGCCGGTCGGGCAAGGACGACGTGATGCTGCATCACACGGCCTGTCAAATGGTCCAGCGGCCGGGCAACTACTGGCACATGCTGCCGCAGGCGAACCAGGCGCGAAAGGCGGTCTGGGACGCCATCAATCCGCACACCGGCAAGCGTCGCATTGACGAAGCGTTTCCCGTTGAACTGCGCGAGACGACGCGCGAGCAGGAGATGATGATTCGATTCCGGCCGACGTCGATGTCACCCGCATCGACGTGGCAAGTCGTCGGGTCGGACAACTATCAGTCTCTGATCGGCTCGCCGCCGATCAGCGTCGCGTACTCGGAGTACGCGCTGTCAGACCCGAACTCGTGGGCGTTCTTGAGACCGATCTTGCTGGAAAACGGTGGTACGGCGGCATTCATCAGCACGCCGAGGGGTCGCAATCACTTTCAGCGACTGCTCGAGCTGGCAAAGTCGGAGCCCGGGTGGTTCGCTCAAACCCTGACGGTCGCCGATACTGGCGTGATGTCGGCAGAGGCTATCGCGCGTGAGCGCCGCGAGCTGACCGCCGAGCGCGGTGAGGACGAAGCCGAGAACATCATCAACCAAGAGTATTTCTGCTCGTTCGACGCAGCTATTCCGGGCTCGTATTACGGGAAGATCATCGCGCGGCTTGAGGCTGACGGCCGCATCGGGGACGTGCCGCACGACCCGCGGCTGCCGGTGTTCACGGCGTGGGACCTCGGGGTGGGCGACTCCACGGCGATCTGGTTCGCGCAGCAGACGCGGGCCGGGGCGGTGCGAATTATCGACTACTACGAAAATTCCGGGGTCGGTGCGGATCACTACGCGCGTATCGTGAGCGAGCGTGGCTACAACTACGAGGGTCATTACCTGCCGCACGACGCGGACGACCGGGAGTGGGGCAACAACGCCACATCACGGGTCGAAACCCTGAAATCGCTCAAGGTGCGCCCGACGCGGGTGCTGCCAAGGGCGAGTGTCGACGACGGGGTCAACGCCGTGCGGGTGCTTCTGCCGCGTTGCTCATTCGACGCGGTCAAGTGTGAGCGCGGACTCGACGCACTCAGACAGTACCAGAAGACCTGGGACGAGAAGCTGCGCACGTTCTCGCTGCGCCCATTGCACGACTGGTCGTCGCACGCCGCCGACGCATTCCGCTACCTCGCGCAGGGGTTGCGCGCGCCTCGCGATCCTGATGCCCGTCCGCTTCGCGTGGAGTCCGACTACCGAGTCCTATCTTGAACGACGCGGGGACTTCGCTATACAGGGTGCATGAGCGCCCTGTTCAAGACGCCGAAGGTTCGCGTGCCGAAGGTGGAGCCGCCCGCCCCGATCCCGACGATTGACGATGCGGCGCGCCAGCGCACCGAGTCAGACCGGCTGCGGCGACGGCGCGGTGTGCGCGACACGATGCGCACGGGCCCGCTCGGTGCCGTGATCCCGGCGACTGCGGCGGCGCCCAAGCAGCTCACCGGACAATGACTGACTCGCGCGCCCGCGCCGACATCGACCTTGTGACGCAGCTCGAGACCGAGCGGTCCACGCTCACGGGCCATTACTCGGAGATTGCGCGCTTCGTCTGGCCGGATCACGCGGTGTTCAATCGGTCCTTCGCGATGCAGGAGGGCGAGAAGCGGGCGCAGGAGATTGTCGACCCCACGGCGCCGATAGCCGCTGATCGCTGCGCATCTGCCCTGATGTCGATGACCGCGCCGTCGCATCGCCAGTATCACCGGCTCGGCGTCGACGACGAGGACCTGCAGGAAGACGGCGAGGTCAAGCGGTGGCTCGAGCGCACGAACGACACGCTGTTCCGCCGTCGCTATGCGCCAAAGTCAGGCTTCGGCGCGCAGTATCACGAGTGCTGCAAGTCGGCGGTGGTGTTCGGCCCGATGGCAACGTTCATCGAGGACACCCCAGAAGGCAATCGCTACCACGCGCTCAGCGTCAGCACGACCTACTTCCTGACCGACGATCACAACCGAGTGTGCGGCATCGGTCGGCGGCTGGAATACGACGCGGCGCAGCTCGCGAAGAAGTTCGGCCGGGACGTGCTGCCGCCCCGTGTGCAGGCCGCGCTGAATTCGTCCTCGCAGGCCCAGCGCCTGCAGAAGTGGCCGCTGGTGCACGTCATCGAACCGCTACCGCAGGCGCAGGCCGTGAGCGGGTTCACGCATGCCTCGCGCTACAGCCTAGCCGAAGGTACGGTCGTGCTGGAAGAACGCGGCTATCGCGGGCTGCCGGTCGCGGCGGCGCGCTACTCGACGATGCCGGGGGAGAAGTACGGCCGGTCGATTGCGATGCTCGTGCTGCCGGCGATCAAGGGGCTCAATGCGGCCGTTCGCGACTACATCGCAGGCGTACACAAGCAGGTGGACCCGCCGCTGCTCGCGGGCGACGACGACGGGGTGATGAGCGTCATTCGAGCGATCCCCGGCAAGGTGACGGCGGGTGCGGTAACGAAGGACGGCAAGCCGCTCGTCGTGCCGCTCAGTCAACCCGGCCGGCTGGACTGGGCGGTGCAGCTCATCGAGGACCAGCGCCGGGCCATCAACGATGCGTTCATGACTTCGCTGTTCCAGATCCTGGCCGCGGACAAGCCGGGCCAGCAGACGGCCTACGAGGTCAGCGTGCGCGAGGTCGAGAAGGCGGCGCTGCTCTCGCCGTCGACGGACCGCATCAACGACGAGTACATGAGCGCGGTTGTGGCGCGCGAGTTGACGATCGCCGAGGAAGCCGGGGACATCGAACCGATGCCGGAGGCCCTTCGCGACCGGCAGGACGCGATCAAGGTCATGCATGTGGGCGACCTCACGGTGGCGCAGCAGGCCGAGAAGATTCTCGGCATCCAGCGCGCGCTCGAGGTGGCCCCGGCCTTTGCCGCGCTCGATCCGACGTCACCGAAGCGCGTGAACTGGGACAAGGCGTACAGCCACTTCGCCGAGGGCGTCGGCGTGCCGGCCGAGTTGATCCGCACCGACGACGAGATGCAGGCGATTCGCGAACAGGACGAGCAGCAGCAGATGGCTGCCGCGCTGGTCGAAGCGGCGCCGGCCGCAGGGCAGGCCGCCAAGAGCTTTGCCCAGGCTGAAGAACTGCGCACCGGGCAGGCAGCCGGCCTCGGCTCGCTGGTCTGATGGACACGAAGGAGCAGATCGAGCACGCATTCCGAACGGTGTTCGGCACCGAGGACAGCCAGCGGTCGCTCGAGCAGCGCATCGTGCTCGCGGTGCTCAGGAATCGCGGGCGCCCCCGCGAGGTGCATTTCCACCCGAGCGAGACCGATCGGGCGCTGGCCTATCGGCAAGGGCGGCTCGAGACCTGGCTCGAGATCGAGCGGCGCATCACGCGCGCGCCGGAAACCCTGAACGACATTCTCGGCCACTCGGCCGCAACAGGAGACAGCAGCGATGGCGACTGAAGGCGCACAACCCGGCATGGGCGCGCAGTGGCACGGTGCCGACTACGCGCAGATCGTGGCGACGAAGGGCTGGAAGAGCGCGGACGACGTGCTCAAGTCCTACGGTGACCTCGAGAAGCACGTCGGCGCACCGGCCGACCGGCTGATCCGTATCCCGGATGCCGCCAAGATCGACGACACGTTCCGCGCGGACGTGTTCAAGCGCATCGGCTACACGCCAGAAGGTGCGCCTGGCAAGCCGGAGGACTACGGACTGACCGTGCCGGAAGGCATGGACGGTGAGTACGCGAAGGCGATCGCGGCCGAGGCGCACCGGCTTGGCGTTCCGGCGAAGTACCTCAAGGGGCTCGCGGAGTTCAACAACAAGTACGCCGTCGACATGGCGCAGAAGGCGAAAGCCGCAGAGGACGAGGCGGTTACCGGCCGCCACAAGGCCGTCGAGTCGAAGCTGCGCGAGCGGTTCGGCGACAAGTACGACGCCACGAAGGAACTGATGACGCGCGAGGCGCTGCGCATCGGCTTTACCGCCGAGACGCTGGAAGCCTTCGAGCGCGGCCTGGCGCTCGGTGGCGAGGGGGACCTCGGCCTGTTCCGCGGGGTGCTCGCCGACATCGCCGAGCTGCGCCGCGAGGCGCCGCTGCACCGACAGCAGGGCGGCGGCGGGGTGATGACCCCGGAGGTTGCGCGCTCGACGCTGGCTGCAAAGCGGGCCGACTCCGCGTGGGCCGTCAAGGCGCTGACGCGCGGGACGCCGGAGGCCGAGGAAAACATCCGGCTCAACATGATCGCGTCGGGCGCTGCCGTGAACGAGGAAGACGTTCGCCGCATCGCGAGCGGCCGAGGTCCCGCAGGGGCTTGAACGACGAAACAGTCGCGTTATCGTGACTGTGACTGATGCATGAGACCTCCCACTCCCCGCGGGGCAACTCGCGGGGATTTTGAGGGAAGCGGACAACCGAGAGGCCCGCTGACGCCGATAACTCGGCCGTGTGCGCGACCGTACTCGCGTAGGTAGCGGCCCCGCTCCGGCGGACAAGCCCTGCGAAAGCAGCGTTTGTTCAACCGGAGAATGGCAATGGCCGAAATCGAAACCCACTACGTCGACACGTTCAAGAACAACGTCGAACTTCTCGCGCAGCAGCGCGTCTCGAAGCTCGAATCGCTCGTCGACTCCCAGCCCTGCGAAGGCAAGGCGTGCGCCGTGCGGGACCAGTACGGTTCCGTGGAAGTGCGCGAGAAGACCGAGCGCCACGAAGACACCAAGTACAGCGAGACCCCGCGCGCGCGGCGCTGGCTGGTGCCGAAAGAGTTCTACAGCTCCGAGCTGTACGACAAGTCCGACCTGATCCGCATGTTGTCGGACCCGCAGAGCCCGCTCGTGCAGGCCCACGTCGCCGCGATGAACCGCGCCAAGGACATGGTGATCCTCGCCGCGTTCTTCGGCTCGGCGCCGACCGGCGAGACGCCGACCAGCGGCACGGCGAGCTACGCCACGGCGAACGACATCGCCGCCGACGTCGATGCGTCCGGTACGCCGAGCGGCCTGTCGGTGTTCAAGCTCATCAAGGCCAAGGCGGCCCTGATGGTGAACCAGGTGGACGTGGACTACGAGGTCCCGAACTGCGTCATCCCGACGAAGGGCTGGGCGGACCTGTTCGGCGTGCAGCAGTTCACGAGCGGTGACTACAACGCGCAGAAGCCGCTGGCGAGTGCTCCGACGTCGATCTACTTCGGCGGCACGAACCTCACGCAGATCGAGCGCAGCGACTTCCCCGTGAACTCCACGACCGAGTGGTACCTGCCGTACTTCGTGAAGTCCGGCGTGGTGCTCGGCAAGTGGAGCGAGATGGAAGTGTCGGTCCAGCGCCACCCGACCAAGGTGTCGAGCTGGGAAGTGAAGGTCATCCAGCACTTCAACGCGGTGCGCGTCGACGAGAAGAAGGTCGCGCGTCTGAAAATCAAGTACGGCGCGTAACAGGAGCACACGAAAATGCCCACTTTCTATGCAGTTGAACAGGATGGCCTCGCGGCTCCGACGCGACCGATCGAGCGCGACGCAACCACGGGCCTGCACGCGATCCGGCGGACTTTCACGCTGGCATCGCAGGCGCACGCCACGGACGATTTCAGGCTGACGCTGCCGAAGGGGTTCCGTCCCCTGATGCTCGGCCTCTACCCGTCCGCGACGCTCGGCTCGACGACGCTTGCGATCGGCAACGGCAGCGCGGCGGGCAAGTACCGCGCGGCGGCCACGCTGACCGTGGCGACGCTCGCGCCGGTGCTCATGGGCGCCGACGCCGTGCTGGCTGCCGATGAGGTCGTGATCATCGACCCGGCCGCGGCTGACTTGCCGTCGAGCGGCACGCTGGCCGTGGTGTTCTTCGGTACCCAGGCGTGACCGAGGAAGTGATGGAACAGGCGCGGCCCGTCCCCGAGGCGGGCCGCGCTCACTTCAACATACGCATCACGAAGCCTGACGGCGCATCCCGCGATGTCGAGTGCGAGGCCGACATCAAGCCCGCCCGTCTCGCGCTCGATGAGCCCTTCACGCAGGAGACCCGCTGATGGCTGTCACCCATTCCACCGCCGCGCGTAACGCCGGCGCCAATGCAAAGCTCGCGCTGCTCAATGGCGGCTCGGCCAATGCCGCGGGCATCTTCCGCTTTCGCACGTCGGCGAACGCCGTCGTCGCCGGCCTCGCGCTCAGCAATCCCGCGTTCGGCAATGCGTCGAACGGCCAGGCGGCGGCGAACGCCATCACCGCGGACACCAATGCCGCGGGCGGCGTGATTTCGCGGGCCACGCTCGAGGATCGCGATCGCAATGCCGTAATCACGCTCGACGACATCCGCACGACCGCCGGCGGCGACATGCAGGGCAACAACCTGACGGTCGGTGCTGGCGATACGGTGCAGGTGCTCTCGCTCAACTACGTCGAGACGCAGTAGGCCGCGTGGCCAAGCTGGCAAACGCGCGGTTGTGGGGGTTGCCGCTGCGCAGCGACGGCAACCGCTACAGCGCGCCGCCGATCAGCGCGCCAACCGTGGCGGCGGTCGTCAATTCGGCCTCGCAGATCACGGTCACGGCTTCGGGCGGTGCGTCGAGCCTGGGCTCGATCACCGGCTATCGGTATCGTCGCAACGGCATCGTGGTAAATCAGACGCCGTCTGCTTCGCCGCTGGTCGATACCGGGCTGTTCGCCTCCACGCAGTACTTCTACACCGCGACCGCCGTAGACAGCGCCGGCAATGAGTCCGTGCCTGCGACCGTCGTGTCGGCGACGACTCAATCGTCGGCTGACACCACGGCGCCCACGGCGCCCGCGATCTCGGCGACCGCACTTTCGGCGAGCACGATCCGCATAGCGCTCACCGTGGCCAGCACGGACAGCGGCGGCTCGGGCTTTCGCGACTACACGCTGCAGAGCGCCATCGCCGCTGCAGGGCCGTTCACGGACCTCGTGACCGCGATGGCTGGTGCAGCATTCCCGTACACGCATTCCGGCCTGCCGGGCTCCACAACGCGTTACTACCGGCTTCGTGCATTCGACAACGCCGGCAACAATTCGACGTCGGCTGTTGTCAGTGCGACGACGGATGCGGCGGCCGGGCAGTGGTCGCCATTCACGGGGCCGCAGTTCCAGTTCGGCGTGCCGTCCTCGTGGGGGTTCGGTAACTATGCCCCCGCTGGATCGTCGAACTACATCATCGGCACGTCCGGCCAGCCAAACACCCCGAACAGCGCGAAGCTCGCCGAACTCGCGGCGCGCGGCATCACGCTCGATGTCGCCGGCAAGCGCCTCGTCTACGACGGACTGGGAACCGCTGGCAGCGTTTCCGCGCTCATCCTCGAGGACACTGCTGCGGCATCGAACGACTGGCAGTCGCGCATCAGCGGGCCGGGCGTGGTGTGGTTCCACAACTTCGACAGCGCGGCCGAGGTCAACGCCTTCCGCTGGACTGGCGGATATGCCGGCGGCAACGATCCGGGCGGCACGGGCGACGCCGATGCACAGTATGTCGAATGGGTGCCGACGGGCGGCGCGGACGGCGGCGGGTACATGCGCCTCACGCGCAACTCGCCGAGCATGGACGGCAACTACTGGTGGCGTCCTTTCTCGCCGCTCACGGGCGCGAGCAACGGTCGCGGACAGGACGATCCGGCAGCGAACGGTACGCTGACACTCGGCACCTACGTGGCGACGCAGGGCGGCGCGCAGGGCTTGAATTGGGGTCAGTCGAGCAACGCGAAGCCCGGCTGGTACGGCCACCCGGCCGACCAAAACAGCTTCTACGACGGACACGACTTCTACGTGCAGGTGCGCGTCAAGGTCGACCCACGGCGCACGACGCCGGGGAACATCTCGGTTGGCAAGTTCACGTCGTTCACGACGACGAACGACTCCTACACCGCGCAGGAGCTTGTGACCTACGGCGGCTACTGGGAAGGCGCGCAAGCCCTCGGGATGCCGAACATCCACAACGTCTACCAAGGCTACAACTACACGCCGCTTGCGCAGGTGTCGACCGGCACGCGCAACCCGGTGAGCCCGAAGTGGGCGTACTCGTTCGGGTGGGACACGCTGCTGTATCACGTCACGCCGGGGCGCCATGGCGTCAACGAGACGCGCTACGAGGTGTGGGCGGCGCACGAGGGCGAGACGAGCTACACCAAGATCTGGGACGCGATCTACCCCGCGTACTACGACGGCGGCGCGAACAGCGTTGGCAGCATCTGCCGGCCGGGCTGGAACGCCATGCTGTGCTGGATCTACCACAACGGCGCGACGATGAGCACGTTCTGGCAGGCGTTCGATCAGATCATTTTCTCACGGCAGTTCATCAACTGCCCGCAGGCATAACCCAT